GAAAAGTGGAAAGAAGCCACAATTAGAAACACCTCACCTGAGCAGTTTCAACAAGAGTTTGAGTGTGAGTTTTTAGGTTCTGTTAATACACTTATTAGTCCTGCTAAAATTAAAAATATGACCTTTCAAACACCAATTCAATCAAACGCAGGTTTAGATGTTTATGAACAACCAATCAAAGGTCACACATATGTTTGTTGTGTTGATGTTGCTAGAGGTGTAACTAAAGATTACTCTGCTTTTACTATGATTGATGTATCTAAAATGCCTTACAAGATTGTGGCAAAATATAGAAACAATGATATCAAACCATTATTATTTCCACACACTATTGAACAAGTGTGTTTAGGATATAACCATGCCCATGTGCTGGTTGAAACCAATGATTTAGGGCAACAGGTTGCCGAAGCATTACAGTTTGAGTTAGAATATGATAACCTATTAATGACTACTCAAAGAGGTCGTTCAGGTCAAGTATTAGGTGCCGGATTTAGTGGCCGAGGTTCTGGTTTTGGTGTTAAGATGACCAAACAGATTAAAAAGATAGGTTGTTCAAATATTAAAACTCTCATTGAAGGTGACAAAATGTTAATCAATGATTTTAACATCATTGAAGAGATGAGTACCTTTATTAAAAGAGGTCAATCTTGGCAGGCCGAAGAGGGTAATACAGATGATTTGATGATGTGTCTAGTTATCTTTGGTTGGTTGTCAAATCAACCTTATTTCAAAGAGATGACAGATACCAACGCAAGACAACAACTATACGAAGAACAACAAAATTTAATTGAACAAGATATGGCACCATTTGGTTTTGTAGATGATGGTTTAGACGATACACGACCAGAAATAGACGAATATGGTACAGTCTGGCATCCAGTTGTCCGTAAGGGTCAGTAATGAAAACCTGTATTCTTATAAATATCAGTAAGTAAGAATTGATTTTGACTATGGGCGTAAGAAAGCTTACGAATATTGGATTATAAAAGTGTATAATTGTTTAATTAGCTAATTAAAGGAGAAACCTAATGGCATTTCAAGTATCACCAGGTGTTCTCGTACAGGAAAAAGACTTAACTAGAATTATTCCTGCCGTGTCAACATCAATCGGCGCCTTTGCTGGAGAATTCAGAAAAGGACCTATTGATGAGGTAACGACTATTTCTAGTGAGCAAGAATTGGTAAGCACATTTGGTAAGCCGGACTCTTCTAACTTTGAAGATTTTTTCTCGGCAGCCAACTTCTTGGCATATTCTAACGCTCTAAGAGTTGTCCGTGTACAGAATTCATCTGTATCAAATGCTACCGAAAGTGGTAGTACATTTGTTATCAAAAACTTGACTGACTATGTTGATAACTTTGCCGATGGTTCTGGAACTGTAGGTTTATGGGCTGCTAGAACAGCAGGCGCTTGGGGAAATAACTTAAAAATTTCTACTTGTCCGTCTTCTACTGTTTACGAAGAAACAGCCAAAACTACAATCAATGACAGCTCAACTGCTGTAGGCGATACTACTGTTACAGTAACTAGTGGCACAGGCTTCAGCGTAGGCGACATCATCAATTTTGGTGACAACTACGAATATCGAATTGTAAGTATCAGCACAAATGATATTTCATTCGTAAGAAAAGACGAACCAAATCATTTTGGTACCGGAGATTCCTCTGGATTATTCGCAGCTTTAACAGATGGCGATAATGTAAGAAGAAGATGGGAATATTATGATGTGGTAAACGCAGCTCCAGGAACATCACCTTACGCTTCTATTAGAGGTGGTTCAAATGACGAACTTCATGTCGTTGTTGTTGACGAAGATGGTGGTATCACTGGAACTAAGGGCGAAGTATTAGAAGTATTTGATGGTTTATCAAAAGCTTCAGATGCTAAAAACCCACAAGGTGACACAAATTACTACCCAACTGTAATTCAAAACAAATCGAATTACATTTACTGGATGGACCACAATTCATCTGGTTCAAACTGGGGTAATGCAGTTACAGGCACAACATTTACATCCGTTACAGATGTTTCAAATGTTTCGTTGTCAAACGGTGCAGACGGTTCAACAAGAACTAATGCTCAGTTATTGGAATCATACGAAAAATTTGAAGATGCTGAAACAGTTGATGTTGGTCTAATCATTGCTGGTAAGGGTGATGCAACTCACATTGATAACTTAATCACAATTGCAGAAAATAGAAAAGATGCAGTTGTATTTGCTTCTCCAGAGAGAAGTGATGTTGTTGTTGTTGCAAGTGCAGCTACTCAAACAAGTAATGTAGTTAGTTTCTTCAATGGTATCCGTTCATCTTCTTATGTTGTATTTGACAGTGGTTACAAATACATGTATGACAGATACAATGATGTGTACAGATTTGTACCATTAAACGGTGACCTTGCAGGACTATCAGCAAGAACAGACTTAATCGCAGATGCTTGGTATTCACCTGCTGGACTAAACAGAGGTATTATCAGAGGCGCAGTTAAGTTAGCCTTCAATCCAACTAAAACTCAGAGAGATGACCTGTACAGAGCAAGAGTTAATCCTGTTGCTACATTCCCAGGACAAGGAACTGTTTTATTTGGTGACAAGACTGGTTTATCAGCACCGTCAGCATTTGACAGGATTAATGTTAGAAGACTTTTCATTACTCTTGAAAAGGCAATCGCTACTGCTTCTAAATTCCAACTCTTTGAATTCAATGATGAGTTTACAAGAGCGAACTTTAGAAACATTGTAGAGCCTTTCCTTAGAGAAGTGCAAGGTCGTAGAGGTATCACAGACTTCTTAGTAGTTTGTGATGAAACAAACAACACAGGCGAAGTAATTGACCGTAATGAATTTGTAGCAGAAATCTTTGTGAAACCTGCTAGAAGCATTAACTTCATTACACTTCAATTTATCGCAACTAGAACCGGCGTCAGCTTTGACGAAGTAGCTGGTGGTTAATAAAGGAGAAATGAACAATGCCAAATATTAACGACTTTAAAGCTAAACTTGCTGGCGGTGGCGCAAGAGCCAATCAGTTTAAGGTTACAATGCCTTTTCCTGGTTACGCACAAGTTGGCGGAGAAATTGAGGACTTAGCATTCTTATGTAGAGCAACATCATTACCAGGTATGACTGTACCTAGTTTTAATGTACCTTTTAGAGGTCGTTCTATTAAGATTGCTGGAGATAGAACAATCGAAGATTGGTCGGTTACTGTTTATAACGACACTGATTTCAAACTAAGAAATGCGTTTGAAAGATGGTCTAACGGTATAAACAACATGACTGATAACGAAGGATTAACAAATCCTGCTGATTATCAAGTTGATGCGTTTGTTGACCAACTAGATAGAAACGGTGCAACGATTAAGTCATATACTTTAAGAGGTGTATTTCCTACAACGATTGCTCCAATCGAGTTGACATTTGACGAAGCAACTGCTATTGAAGAATTTGCAGTAACATTTGCTTATCAATACTTTGAAACAAATACTACTACCTAATAAGTAGATAAATAGTATTACGCAAAGTAATTAAAAGGAAACTAAATTATGGCTGAATTATTTGGATTTTCTATCGAAAGACTGAAACCTAAACAGGATCCAAAACAAAGCTTTACAGCACCACAAGCGGATGACGGAACTTTATCCGTCGCCGCTGGTGGTTATTTTGGTCAGTACCTTGACATGGAAGGTACGGCAAAGACTGAAGCTGACCTCATTCGTAGATATAGAGAGATTGCTTTACACCCCGAGTGTGATATGGCAATTGAAGATATTGTAAATGAGGCTATTGTCGCAAACGAAATGCGAGATGCAGTAAAGCTGAACATGGAAAACCTGCCTTATGGTGCAGAGGTTCGAAGAAAAATAGAAGATGAGTTTAAAGAAATATTGAGGTTACTACACTTCAATACAAGAGGTCACGACCTATTCCGAAGATGGTATGTTGATGGCCGTGTTTTCTATCACAAGATTATTGATAGAAATTCACCAGTAAAAGGTATCACAGAATTAAGATATATCGACCCACGAAAGATTAAAAAAATTCGTGAGTTAAGAAAAAGAAGACCAGACGGTAGCGCTTCAGTTGCTGTTGGTCAAGGTATGGCAGATGAGTACGAAGAGTATTTCCTTTTCAATGAAAAGGGTGTAACAAACTCAACTACATCTGGTATTAAGATAGCCGTTGATGCTATCGCTTTCTGTCCATCAGGTTTAATTGACCAGAATAAGAATATGGTGCTGTCTTACTTACATAAGGCAATCAAACCTGTCAATCAATTAAGAATGATTGAAGACGCTACTGTAATTTACAGAATTGCTAGAGCACCTGAGCGAAGGATATTTAAGATTGATGTTGGTAATTTGCCAAAAGTCAAGGCCGAACAATACCTTAGAGATGTTATGGCCAAGTACAGAAATAAATTGGTTTATGACGCAAGTACAGGCGAAATTAGAGATGATAGGAACTACATGTCAATGCTCGAAGACTTTTGGTTACCTAGTCGAGAAGGTGGCCGTGGAACCGATATTACCACACTACCTGGCGGTCAAAACTTGGGAGAAATTGCAGACATTGAATATTTCCGTTCAAAGCTGTATCGTTCTCTAAATGTACCAGCAAGTAGATTAGAAGCATCTCAAGGATTTAATTTAGGTAGAAGTACAGAAATTACTAGAGATGAACTTAAATTTACAAAGTTTGTACAAAGATTAAGAAAGAAATTTACGGAGTTATT